GCGCCATTTGATGTAGATACTGAACTGTTAGCTGCCATCACCATTGATGATGAGGCGAGAACAAACCCTGCTAATAATACTTGCTTTAACATTGTGCTTACCCATTTCTGTTAGTGTTGAACATACCAATAGCTTGCGTTGACCTGTAACCTTAAACTTTAGGTTGACCTCACGTGAACTCTGAGGTAACAACTTGTAGATGTATTGGTCTGCTTTCCATTCGAGAGCAGGAGATCCATCTTTGTTTAAGACTGTTATAGAGAACACGGCTGGTTCGTTGTATTCATTGGTTAATACATAAGTCTTCTCATGGACTACTGATAAAGACTGTTCGACCTCAAATCCCGGAGACATTGAGTGTCCCAAGGATAGAGTTGATGTCAACATAAACATCATTGTGATAAGCAGCCTGATCATTGGATGCAGGTTACTATGTGGTTAATGATGTAGTCTGTTTCACTGTCCAATTCATCATCATCTACTGTGGCAGTACCACCGATATTGATGTAGAACTTAGAAGCACCTCTCACTTTCAAGCCATCTGCTGTGATTAGAGAATCAGTTACAGTGGTTGTTAGTGTAGTGCGGTTACTCCAAGTGGACATAGTTGAACCTGTGTAGTCAACAATGGCATCAGTCACAGCAACACCATTAGTATCACGTAAGATATCATCTGATTCTACAGTGACACTTAGGACTTTACGAGTCTTCAACTTAACTGTGGCTGGTGTAACTGCAGTCCATACGTTATCTACAAGTGACAGAGTACCAACTGTGTTCTCTTTGAACTGGCATCCATCAACATATGTATTTGATGTACCACTCCATTGTGCTACACCTGAGGCACTAGCCTGTGCACTTGCAAGGATTAGTGTTGTTGCTGCCATCATTGTGACCAATACTGTGGTCTTTGCTATTGTGTTAATCATGATACTTCCTCTGTTAATTTGATTACTTTACCATTCGGACCATATATGCCACTATCCCATACCTCAGCGTCAGATTCGGATGTAAAAGATGCTGTACTTGTACTACCATCAGGATACTTGATGACATATTTTACTACAGGTACTGGTTTAAGGCGATAATGCGCTACTTTGCAGTTTAGGTTTGGGCCTCCTGACTTTGACCAATAACCCCCACATACGGACTCTATACCACCAGCCTTAGCTGCATCTGTATATAACTTAATTAGTGTTTCCAGCGTGAAGTACTCTTCTGTTTGTTCCATTATACTTCCTCCACTAATTTGATTACTTTTGCACCAATCCGCATACTGTCTGATTGATGTTCACTTAGGAAAGCCGCAGCAGTCTCATACGAGGCCCAATGTTGCCTTGATATACGTCTATTAGGGTACTTAATCACATAGCGTATGTAAGTTTCGGATTGGCATGATACCTCTCCTTGACCCATAGCATAGTACTCAGCTACGATCTCTTTTGCTTCTTCATATGCTAGCCCATACGTTAGGTAACTTGCGTGTACATTCCACTGACCATCAGTTGAGATGTATAGGTTACCTTCGTGATACTTAAATACTTCTCCACTTAACATGAAGATCTTTCTGTTTGATTCTGACATGATATAATCCTCTTGGTTATGTTGGTCACTGGGTTATAACAGCACATGGCCTCTCATTGTTGGCGAGGTTTCGAGTGCTGTGTATATATTAAGTTATGTATGTGTACTAAGGTACTACGGTACTACGTTTACTACGGTACTACGGTAAAGATACTTTAGAACATATATGGGATACGCATATGTTAGGCGCAGTGAGTACTTGAGTGCCAGACTCACCTGATGGCTACTAAACATATAGGGGCATACGCATATGTTAGGCGCAGTGAGTGCATCATCCAGACTCACGGTTGGCTACTAAAGATAGCTATTAACTATCCGTTGAGGTGGCGTAGCCACCCTTATAGCAGTCCTAACTAAACCAGAGAGCTCTGGCTCACGAAGTGAGACATCTCTGAGTGTACTACTAAACCAGAGAGCTCTGGCTCACGAAGTGAGACATCTCTGAGTGCACTACATCGTGTGTATTGGAGGTATAAACTGATGTTGCTTTCCCCAAGTATCCCATTGATATCCCAAGGGACTACATGAGTAGTACCTAACCTTGATGGGAGTACCAAGGGAGTACATAGAGGAGTACATAGGGAGTACATAGGGAGAGTACCAAGGGAGTACAACAGGAGTACATAGGTATGTATATATGTGTTACTAAGCTATCCACAGGTACCCCCGAGTACTCCCCCAGTACACCCCCACTCATTGGATACTCTAGGCTAATGGTATCCCTCGGGACTACATATGTATTACTACTGTTATCCTAGGGAAGTCCTATAGGAAAGAGGGGGGACCCCTAATTAATTAAGGTACCCGAGGTATCTAGGGACTTACTTATATGCTCTCTAGATAAACTTCTATCTTAACTACCCCTCCCCAAGGACCCTGATGTAGACCCGAGGGGTACCCTCAATACTATACCATCTACTTAGTCCCTTATAGAGAATACTATACTACCCTAGGGATACTAAGGGATACTATAGATCCTAGACACAGTGAGGATACCCTTAATACTACGGAGGTAGCTACCTCAATACTACCTGACAGTGGTATACTTGAAGGGATATCTCGGAGTACTGAGGAGTTCTTAAGGGGTTCTTAAGGGTTCTTGGGGATACCTAAGACACATCTTCATCATATACCTTATACCTTTAACTCAGAGGATACCTTAGATACTACTATAGGATACTATATACACCCTTAGTAGTATCGGAGGAAACATCTTCTTCTATTATATTTGTATTGCCTTGGGATACCAAGGGGCGTACCTAAACATAGTCCCGGAGGACTCCTTATGGAAATGACGAACAGACAAAAACTAGCGATTGCGGTCGAACAGAAAAAACGAAAAGATATGAAGAGGTACGAGGGGTCCTTTCAGGATTTCGCTGCAGAACAGGTAAGAATTTTACCCAAGGATTCTTCAAAGGGCTTTATACCTTTTGAGTTTAATGCGGCACAACAGATTGTAGATGATGCGATAGAGAAGCAGCTTAAGGAAACAGGGAAGGTCCGAGCGATCATCCTAAAGGGACGCCAAATGGGTCTCTCTACTTATGCTTGTAGTCGGGTGTACTGGAAGTCATACCTGTTCCCATTCAACAAATCAGTTGTAATGGCACATGACTCTGCTACCTCAGATGCACTATTCTCAATGTCCCGTAATATCATTCAGTACATGAAGAAAGAATTTAGACCAGTCCTTAAGAAGTCCAACGCTAAAGAGATTGGCTTTGAACACAACGATTCAGGTTACAGATTGTATACCGCTGGATCCCCAGAAGCTGGTCGTGGTACTACCCCTACAATTGCTCATCTCTCAGAGGTAGCCTTTTGGGGTTACGATAAGCAAATACTGGCAGGTATGTTCCAAGGAATCTCAGAAGCTGCTGGCACAGAGGTTATCCTTGAGTCTACAGCTAATGGTGTTGGTAATGAGTTCCATAGATTATGGATGGGTGCTGTTAATGGTGAAAACGATTACCTACCTATATTCGTACCTTGGTTCCTCATGCCAGAGTACAGGAGAGCTGTCCCAGATGCTGAAGCATTCATAGAGTCCCTTTCAACAGAAGAGATTACTTTGATGGAAAAGCATGATCTGGATATTGAACAGATGCACTGGAGAAGACTTAAGATTGCCGAAGGTACCCATGATAAGTTCCGTCAGGAATACCCATGTACAGCTGAGGAAGCATTCGTAGTCTCTGGAGCTAACGTATTCAACACAGAGAAGCTAACTAACACAGTTCCGGGTACCATACTTAAGAAGCAGAACTTTGACTTGTTATCATGTATGTTTGAAGATCACCGAGAGGGTTCTTTGGAAATCTTTAAGTACCCATCTTTTGATAACAACTTCATAGTCGGAGCTGACTGTGCATTGGGGGTGGGTCGAGATTCATCTGCTGCTGTTGTCCTAGATGTAAATAGAGAAGTATGCGCTATCTATCGAAATAATAAGATAGATCCCACAGCCTACGGGGACGTACTTTTCTATCTAGGTCGATACTACAACAATGCCTTAACTGCAGTCGAGTCTAACTCCCTTGGTATAGCCACACTTAACCGTCTTAAACAGATGGACTATGTGAACCTATATCACCAGACTAAGACAGCTAATATCTCAAAGGAAGAAGGTGATAGGTTAGGTTGGAGAACAACCCAAGCTACTAAGCCCATGATCATCGGACAGTTCAAGAACGCTATTGAGAACGATGATGTCAAGCTTAACTCACCTACACTCATAGCTGAATGTATGACATATGTATCGGATGACAGTGGCAAGACTAATGCTATCTCAGGTCACCACGATGATACCGTCATAGGTGCAGCTATAGCCCTAGAGGTTCTCCGTACTCATGGAGATCGATTAACAACAACTCGGGTCTCCTTCAGGAACCAAGGGTACTTTCAGGATAACACTGAATGGTTGTAATCTACTTAGTCCCTTATAGAGACTATTATTTTTAGCTATCTACATACTGTGATAATACTATCTACACGGAATACAGGCTAGGCCCTATGTAACCTAAGTCTTGAGGACTGTGTATTTCCTTGTTATCTACATCGGGTCCTTAGGGGCCTTTTACATTATAGCGCCTGTATCCTCTCCTGATCTAGCATCAGTGACGTTCTGGCCATTCGAGACTACACAAAGGTCAGCCCAGTGTAGCAAGTCAGTAGCACTTTGAGCTACACGAGGGCCCCTTCCTTTTCCTAGGGGCCCTTATATTTTCTGTGCGTAGCTCAGTGGGTAGAGCACTCGGTTTGGAACTGAGGGGTCGTAGGTTCGAGTCCTCCCGCGCAGACCACTTTAAAGCCTCAATGATGGAACTGGTATACATGACGGTCTTAGACACCGTTGCCTTCGGGCATGTAGGTTCGACTCCTACTTGGGGTACCATAATATGCCCACCAAGCCTCTCCTTACGGAAGCTCAAATTGTGTGGGCCTTTCAACTTGCCGTAATAGCTCAGCTGGTAGAGCAACTGTTTTGTAATCAGTAGGTCTGGGGTTCAAATCCTCATTACGGCACCACATTAAATCCTAAGGGAAACCTTAGGTACAGGAGGCTGGGTAATTCCCAGATGAACTTAGGATTCGGTACCCCCTAAGAGAGATTGAAAAAACGACCGACCAATTTATTCCTTAGAGGCCCATCTGGTACGGGCACTTGGCTGTTAACCAAGGAGCTGGTGGTTCGAGCCCACCCTAAGGAGCCAGTTTCCCATAGTCCTCCACTATGAATAGATGTTTGTTATGGTTTCTTCGCATCTCGGGAAGAGGAAGGAAGGGGTCCTATACTGGACCTTAAATGAAACCAACTAATTATATATAGATTGATTTGTAGGGTGTATACCCACATACTAACTTAAGAGGTGTCAATAATGGCAATGAACCACGAAGATGGATACAAAGTAAAAGTATCTGATGAGGACCTTAATACGCTCCTTGACTACAAGCTTGCGCAGTCCAGTGCTAGTTTCCTAGACACCTCAGAGTTATCTGATGAACGTCAGAAATCAACCTATGAATACGCGATGGTATCCCAAGGACACCTAAAGCCTCAGGGCGTATCACGTATCGTATCTTCGGATACCGTTGAAGCAATCGAAGGTTACTCAGCAGTACTCTCAGAGTTACTGTTTGATAACAACAAGCTGGCTAAGTTCAAGGCCTACGACAAGACTCCCTTGGCGTACCATAGAGCTTCAGCTGCTTCAGAACTAATCAACCACTGCATCTTCTCTAAGAACCGAGGATGGTCAGTGATGAACACATGGCTTAAGTCAGCCTTATTATGGAAGCTATCTGCAATCACATGGGAATACGTATCGGAAGAGAAGATCTCTTTTGAAGAGTATGATGTGATCGATAGTACCAGTTTAGATATGTTATTGTCAGATCCTGAGATCACTGTTACTGGTGATATCTACTTAGATGAAGACACAGGTAGCTACCTAGATGTACGACTAAAGCGTACCAAGGTAACCAACAAGGTTAATCTAACAGCAGTTCCACCAGAGACTCTACGTGTAAGTCGTGGTGCCACAGGTATCCATGATGCATCCTTTGTAGGATTTGAGGAAGAGATGACTCGTTCTGAGATCCGTGAACGTTGGCCTGAGAAGGCAGATGACATTGACTGGTCTACAGTTGAAGATAATCTAAGCTATGCAGCTGAACTCAACACAGACTCCCTTGCACGTAAACGAGCTATTGGTACAACCTTACTATTAGGTACAGGTGATGACAACCAACTGGAAGCTAACCAAGATGCTGTTATCCTACGTAGCTGGGTTTATGTAGATCGTGATGGTGATGGTGTAGCGGAACTCAAGTACATTGTACGAGCTGGTGACACTATCCTAGAGGAATCCGATGCTGATCATATTCAAGTAGCAACCTTTACACCCTTTGAGATTCCCTTTGAACTTGAAGGACTATCTATGGCTGACATGGTTCGTCCATCTACACTAGCATCTACAGCTATCTTACGTGGCTTTGTTGAGAATACTTACTTAACAAACTATGCACCTAAGATTGCAGATCCCAATGTAGTAGACTTCTCAGCTTTACAAAACATGAAGCCAAAGCAGATCATTGCTTCTAACGGTAATCCACAGGGTGCAGTCGCATCATTACCCCCAGAACAGATCTCAACTGGAACAGTACCCTTGTTGCAATTCTTACAAGGTCACAAGGAACAAGCCACTGGACTGTCTAAGGCAGCTCAGGGACTTAACGATGCCTTATATGTGTCTGGTAATTCAGAATCTAAGGTAGATGCAGTTCAGTCAGCTGCACAATTACGTATCCAATTTATCGCACGTAGGTTTATGGAGACAGGCTGTAAGGAACTCCTTAATGGTTTGTATAAAACAATGCGTACAGAAATGAGTGGTGGCTCAGTAGGGGATTACACAGGCAATCAACGATATCTCGATGTGTTAATAGACGATCTACCAGAAGTAGAGTATATGTCTGTAGAAGCAGATGTTGGTGATGCCAGTAATCAGACTACCTTGCAGAAGATGCAGATCATTGGACAACAGATCCTACCAGCCCTTAGGGATTCTGGAGCAGGTGCTGTAATCTCTCCGATCTCAGCTGCAACGATAGCAGTAAAAGCTTTAGATGCACTAGGTGAGGATCCTCTGGATTACTTAATTGACATCAATACAGATGAATACAAGCAGAAAGCAGAAGAAGGTCAAAAAGCAGATCAAGCAGCTCAAGCGAAAGCAAAAGAGCTCGAGGAGTTAAACATCAAGTTAGAGATAGACTTGAAGCAAGCTAATATTGACTACACTAATGTACAGGCGAAGAACTCCATTCAAGATAATCTTAAGCAACTGATGGTCGCCCTAGATAAGTCTGAACAAGAATGGACGAAGTTAGCACTGGAGGCTGCTAAAGATAGTCAACCTCTTCCATCAAAAACTAGCATCGATGCACTATATACTAAAGCAAGAACTCTTGTAACTGACGTTATGATTGAACCTGCAGACAGTGCACCAGCTACCAATGCACAGCCTATGGCTCCTCAGGGACCACAGATGTAGCACTCAGGAGGTGATCCTATATCTAGCTGCTGGGGGCCCAGCTTATAACAGCCCCCTTTTTATTAACCAACGAGAGACAAACTATGAAGAAGTATAAGCAAGGTATTGACAAGAAGGTCAAGCCGCAACTTCAGACTGATGGCACCTATCGTCCTACTCCGTTCGCGGACGCTAAGACAGCTCTAGCTAAGGCAACCTTTTCTAAGAAAGAGAGAGAAGATTTCTTTACCGAAGCGTATGGTGACATACTTTCAGACTTATTTTTAAAGTGGTTAAACACAGATGCACATTGCGTTAAAGAGCGCGAGTATCTATACCACGTAGCTATGGGCTTAGGCTCAGTCAAAGAACGATTGATCGGAATAGAGACCTATGGTTTCAACCAACCATTCATTGATCAATCACATTTAGAAGAAGAGGAACAAGAAGATGATTCCAACTAATACACTCGAAGAGTTAACAAAAGCAGAATTTGACCTACAACGGTCACAAGTATCCCTAATCCGAGAAATCAGTAAGGGTAACGAGAAGAGTCGATTACATGCTAATACCCTACAAGCAATGGCATCAGCGCTTATCGTAGTACAAGGTCTAATCGAAGGACATGCGGATAACCAACCAAAGACGGTTTTTGAACCAGCTAAAGCTGTAGTATCCGGGGCTTCATCAGCAGCAGTTAAAGTTGATCCAACATCTAAAGCTACTGCAGCAGCACCTAAGAAGAAAGCCAAATAAACGAGGACTATACAGGGATAATAAATTATGAGCAAAGGAACTATACCAGCGTCTACCTCTTTCGGAGATGATGCTAATTTCAATGCTGGACAACAAGATCAGAGTTTTGATGATATGGCTGTACCGATGGGGCCTATGGCCAAGCATCTTGGTATTGAGCTAGATCTACCAGAAGACGATGACGATGTTGCCCCGGAGGATTCTGTAGATATTGATGTACCCGAAGTAGACAATACAGATGAAGACGATAACGAAGATCATGACGATGACACTTCAGAAGAGGACGATGGCGAAGAGGATGATGAAGATTCTACCCACGAAGCTGAATTACTTTCAGAAGAGGACATTGACTGGGAATATAAAGTTCCAGTTAAAATTGATGGAGTCGAGCAACACCTGACTCTTGAAGAACTCCGTAAAGGTTATGCAACAGATCAAAGCTTGTCTAAGAAGGGAAACAAGATTAGTGAAGAACGTAAAGAGTTTGATTTAGAACACTCTACAAGGATGGACGAGTTAAGTGGATTGGCTGCTGTACTGCAAGAACAACTTCAAGGTGAAGAAGATGGACTTGCTAAGGAGTACCATGACATTGAAGGGAAGATTAAGGAAGCCCGTAAAGAAGGTAACACCTATGAACTCTCTGAACTAAAAGATCAACGTGAAGCCGCTCAGGAGGCCTATTGGACCGCTCGAAAGAAGCGTGAAGGTACCGCCACTGCTGTTGGGGAGAAACAAAAAGCACAGCTTGCTCTACAACAGAAAGAACTATCTGAGAAGTTTAACATTGATATTGCAGAACTTGTACCAACATTCCAAGACGATGCTGAAGCTATTCAAGCCTTTGCTATCGAAGAGGGTATTCCATCAGAACTCCTTCCTATGATTGCAGATGCAAACGTTATCAAGTTTATTGATGACTACCGAAAGCTAAAGCAAAAGGCTTCTAAGGGAGCAGTGAAGCGGAAGGCAACGCCTAAAGCTAAATCAGCCCCAATTAAGAAAGGTCCTTCTCGGAATCAGAAGCAAGAAAAGGCAACAGGTAAGATCCGTTCTCGGGTCCTAGCAGGGGATTCCTCAGCTACAGATCAAATGGACTTTCTAAAGAACATCTCTAAGTTCCGCTAATAACAACAACTTTTTAATACTTTTATCTATATAAGGAATATATATTATGGCAGCACGTAATTTCCAAACAGGTGGCCCTAAAGCCGCAGTTGGTACTTCAGGCGTAGGCGTTTCAGAACGCGAAGACTTGGCTAACTTCATCTCAATGATCACACGTGATGAGACTCCTTTTTACAGCTCAATCGGTAAGACCAAAGCTAAATCTATCTTGCACGAATGGCAGACTGATGAATTAGCAGCTCCGGGTTCTAACGCAGTAGCTGAAGGATCTTCTTACACCACTGCAGCTGCAGCACAATCTGCTGGTCCAGTTCGTACTCGTCTAGGTAACTACTCTCAGGTTAACTCTAAGACTGTTGAAGTATCTGGTTCTAAGCGCGCAGTTGATCAAGCTGGCGTTGCAGACGAATATGCTTACCAGTTGAAGAAGCGTGGCACTGAGCTTCGCCGTGACGTTGAGCATGACATGGTTCACAGTTGGAACAGCTCTAATGGTTCAGGCACTCGTACTATGGGTGGTTATCAGGCATTCACTAACGTTAACATCGTAAACGCTGGCGCAGCTGGTGCATACGTTGCTCCGGGTACTACTGGTATTGGTACTGCTGGCGTTATCGCTCGTGGTGCTGCTGATGCTAACTTGGCTGCTCTTGAGCTAAGCAACGTTGATGATGCAATGCAAGCTATCTATCAGGAAGGTGGTAAAGCCACTACTATGATGACTTCACCTGCTAACAAGCGTAAGTTCTCTGCTAAGGCACAGGCTGCTGACTCTAACGTTACTCGTAACATCGATGATTCTGGTAAGCTACGTCAATCAGTTGAAATGTACGACAGTGACTTCGGTACTATCCGTATCGTCCCTAACTACATCATGGGCTTGGACCATAACACAACTGGTGATGGTACTACCAACGCTGCAGATTTCTCTGCGTTAGTATATGATCCACAGTGGTTCAACACTGCTACCCTTCGTCCTCTACATGAGACTGAAGTTGGTCAAGCTGGTGACAGCACTATCGGTCAGATCGTTGAAGAATGCACCTTAGAAGTACGCAACCCTTCAGGTTGTGGCTTAATCGTTGGCCTATTAGGCTAAACACATCGGGGTCCTCAGGGACCCCTTTATTTTTACTTTAGGAGGACACAGTCTATGAGCTTCAAGTCTCAAGATACAAACAAAAACAGCTTTGATGTTGCAACAGATGAGAGTCGCTTCGTACTCTCGCAGGACATCAATGCGTATCGGCAGTACGCTAAGGAATCTAGGGATCTCTATGAGGTCGCCAAGAAGAAGTCGCACTACCGTTCATTTGCAATCATACCAGATATCGTTGCAATCGATATACTCACTAAGTACCAGATCGATATTAATGCATCTGACTTTATGGGTGACAAGGCACTAGTTGCCAAACTTAAAAGAATCATAATCTCCGAGTACCCTGATTTACTAACTCATGGTCATTCTCGCAGACAACTATAAGGTAAATAATTATGTCTACTCCATTGTATGATGCACTCGTCACTAAAGTTCGTGACTGGGCTAACCGTGACTCAACAGTCCTAACGGATTCACTAGTCGCTGACTTTCTTGACTACTCTGCAGACACTTGCTACAGAGAACTACGCATTCCTCCTTTGGAGTACACTTACACCTACGCAGCAATTACAGTTGCAGGTGAAACACAATTACAGCTACCACCTGATCTAACCGAGTTCGTAATGTTCCGAGTGATAGATACAGCTGGTGACTCCTTGGTGTTTGATCAGAAGATGGATATGCAATCCTTCACAGATAAATTCACAGATAAAGGTAATGGCTCCTTCACTCGTAAGGGGCAGAACCTTGAGTTCTTCCCAGCAGCTTCCGTAGGTGATGTGTACGAACTACACTACTACCGTAGACTGTTTGACTTAGATGCTGCTTACGTTGTTAACCAGAATAACATAGATGCTGGTAATACCGAAGTATCTACAATGGGTGCAGAGGGTGCCTTTGAGTTCCCTGTAAGCTCTGGTAATTACTACACAGGTAACGAAGTGTACAACTGGCTTCGGGATGATAATGAACGTATGCTCCTTTGGGGTGCACTACATCACGCCTTTGATTTCCTAGGTAGTGACGAGCAATCTAATAAGTATCTAAATAAACAAATACAAGTTATTGAAGAATTAAACCGTGAAGAGAAGAGGCGTAGAGTCTCAGGAGCTTCCAACACAGTCACATACGAAGTGTCTGAACTACTTTAAAAAGGAGACCACATAGATGGCAATTTCATATACACCAGAAGAAGCAGGATCTACCGAGATACCTTTCAGCAACGGTACGGAGCAACTAGGTCTTGTCAATAAGCCATCTGAAGGTGGTTCATTCGCTAATGACTCCGTAGGCGCATACACAACCGCAGCATCTGCAGCAGCTGACTCTGTTATGGCTAAGAATGCAGCAGAAGCAGCACAAGCAGCCGCAGAAATATCCGCAGCAGCAGCCTTGGCTTCCGAGGCTGTTACAGCTGCAGACGTTCTAGCTACAGAAGCTGACCTAGTGCTTACAAATGCAGATGCAGTTAGTACGAATGCTGATAGGGTTGCTATTGCAGATCTTTACGACACATTTGACGATAGGTACCTAGGTACATACGCTACAGATCCAACATTAGATAATGATGGTGATGCACTGTTGGTTGGTGCTATGTACTTCAACAGTACAGTTGATAACACTAAGTTCTACAACGGAGTTTCATGGGAAGACCCTGAGGCTACCGCAACTCAAGCTGCTCTAACTGCTACAACAAAAGCCTCTGAGGCTTCTGCGAGTGCAAGTGCAGCATTGGTATCTGAGAATCTAACTAACAGTGATGCAATTGCTACCGCTGCTGATGCAGTGTCGACTGCCGCTGATGCACTATCCACCGCTGCCGATGTAGTGGCTACTGCGGATAAGCTACCCCTAGCTGGCGGCACTATGACTGGTGCGCTTGTAGTTAACGACACTGTAACGGCTGAGGGTTTGACGGTTGAAGGCGCATCAATACCTACTATCAGAGTTAAGGATACAACTAACGGAGCTATACTCGATTTAAGAGCTACAGACGATAGTGTTTTGGTTAGATCTACAGGTGCATATCCAATGTACTTAAACACCAATCAAACTAATCGCCAGAAGATAGATTCCAATGGCGATATTAGTTTCATGGAAGACACGGGCACAACAGCAAA